GCGCGTCCCAGCAGCGATGGCATGGAGAACACATTTGGATTAAATCCAACACCAGGAGCAAAACCGCTCACAGCCTTGGCCGGGTTAAGGATGCTGCTGATCGCGTTGATTGCCTTTTGAATGACGAACACTCGCAACAGTTGATTGGCGATGTCGATCAACACTCCAGACGCAATACGCCGCAAGCTGCTGCCAAAGTCCTCGCTGCCTTGGATCAACGCATTGAACGCGGATGTCATGCCATCACCGACCGTGCCAGCGATGCCATCAGCTAATGTCTTCTGTTGTTTTTGCTGCTCGGTCAACTGAACAGTAAAGTCGAGTGCCCTGCTATAGCCTGCCGCCATATCGGCAATTCGCTCAACGATGGTCGGCAGTGTGACTTTTGCTTCGGATTCGTTAATCTCTTTCAGCGTTTTGGCGTATTCAACAACAGCCGCCATGATCTGAGCCTTGCGTTCATTGGGTCCGATCTCTTGCTTTGAAATCTCAAACAACGCAAGCTGCTTGGTGTAATAAGCCTCTTGCTGTTTATTTTGCGTTTGCTGCGCAATACCAAGCCGCAGCCGCAACTCCAGTTCTTGCGCTGTGATGTCTTTAATTGCTTTAACTTGCTCAGCGGCAGACTTACCGCCAGATCTGCCGCCACCACCACCGCCTCCAGTCCCTGCGCCTAAAGGTGGAACACCTGTAGGCATTTGAGGAGCGCGGGCCTGTGATTTTATTTGCCCCGTCTGGAATCCATAAGACTCGATTAAATCGCGTTCTCGTTGTGCAGCAACTTGTTGAAATTGACGATTGCGCTCAAATGGATCACGGATGCGACGCAAGTTTACAATTCTCTCGGCTTCCCTCTGCGCTTGATCTAAAATGCCTTTGCGCTGAGACTGTCCAAGTCCAAACCCTTTAGCCCTAGCGCCAGTTGCTATGAGTTGATTGATTGCATTGACGGCAAAAATCGCCTCATTGAGCACTGCTTTGATCGCTGGTGATAGTGCAGAACCTACGCTGCGCGCCAATCCCTCGATCCCATCTTGTAGCGTAGATAATCGACCATTCAACGTGTCACTCTGCGCAATAGCACCATTGGCATACTTGCCGCCAGCGCTGGTCAATCGCTGCAGCGCTACCTCAACAGCTTTGGCGCTGATCTGACCTTTGCTCAGAGCCTTGGAGAACTCCTCGCCGGTCATCCCATACATCTTGCGCAGCTCTTGCTGCAGCGCAATGCCGCGCTCTTGGAACTGCAGCAGCTCCTCGCCCTGGAGCCTGCCCTTAGATATGACCTGTCCGTAGGCAGTGGTCAGCTCGCCAAGGTTCGCGCCGGTTGCTCCAGCAGCGTCACCTAAGCGGCTTGTCGTTTCAACGATCTTGCTGGTTTCAACTCCAAATGCCTGTAGTCGCTTTGCCGCGTCGATCAGCTCACTGCTTGTGAATGGCGTTACTGCCCCAAGTTGCTGCAGTTCTTGAATGATCTGCTTTGCTTGTTGCGCGCTGCCGGTCAATACCTGCAAGCTGCGGGTTTGGCTCTCAATCTCCGCCGTCTTGACAAAGACAAAGCGCGCCGCCTGGATGGCTGTAAAAGCGCCGGCGAGTTTGCCGATGGTGCCTTGTAACTTGCTGATTGCAGAGTCAGTCTGAGCTGACGCCCGGTTGACATCACGCAGCGCGTTAACCGCCTGCCGCGAGTCAACCCTTAGCTCGACGTTTGAGACTGCCATGGCACCATTCTACCGAGGTCGTGCCTTGTCCTCGCGTTCTTTTCTGGTCTGGTAGTACGCCGCAAAATGCACGAACTCAGCGTCGGTCAGCTCAGTCCGCAACCGGCTGACCGTCATGCCTAGTTCAGTAGCCAGGAAGAACTCGAAGAAGAGCCAGTTATCCTGGCTCAGTCTTTTTTTGCTTCCTCTAGACCAGCATCATCACCAAGACCGAACAGGAACAGCTCCAACTCATTCAGCACGCGCTCGGGCAGCTCGCGTTGCAGCTTGGCTGCATCAGCCGGCGCGAATGCCTTGGTGCCGTTCTCCAGCTCAGCAATCTGGCACAGCATCTGGGTACTGACCTCCAGCGCCTCATCGGATCCTGCCAGCGCTGTTGCGCGCTTACGGTCTGCGCGGGTGATCGGCTTGAAGTAAAGATCCAGCACCGTATCACCAGCATCATTCTTGATGCTGAACTTACGGCGCTGGTTCAGGTCAAATGCACCGGCGAGCAGATCAACCGGGCGTTGCGTGGCAGGCATCAGATGCTAAGCGTGAGGGTTCCGCTGGAGACGAAGTTGATCGTGATGATCTCGATCTCGCCAACAGTAGCTGAGTACTCGGTGCTTGTCACCACGATGGTGCCGGTGATCTTCTTGCCGCCGGTCTCGTCCAGATACAGCTCAACCGCTGCATCGGCTTCATCGGTGGTTTGGTTGGCATCCTTGATCAGGTCCAGCTTGTCACCCGATCCAGGGGCGTCGTACATCACCTCGATGGTGCCTGATCCACTGATCAGGCCGCCGATGTTGGCACGGTAGGTGGCGCCATGAGCGGTGGCGTCGTAGGACTCCTTTTCAACGGTCATCGACCATGACCGCACTGCAGCGATCTCAGACAGACCGCCGCTGCCAGCCTTGTCAAAAAAGACTGTCCCTTGTTGCCCGCGATAAAAAGCCATGATCAGATGTCGAGGGTGATGGTTCCGTTGGTCACGAAGTTGACCGTGATCACTTCGATCTCGCCCACTGTTGCAGAGTACTCAGCCGATGTGATCACACCGTCAAAGCTGATTTTCTTGGTGCCGCTTGTATCCAGGAACAGCTCGAACAGTGCCTCACCTTGATCGGTAACGGTGTTGGCGTGCTCGATGAACACGTTGGTCTCGTCAGCGCTGCTGGCGGTGTACATCAGCTCGCAGGTGCCGCTGCCACTGATCAGACCACCTACGTTCGCCCGATAGGTTGCGCCCAGGGCGGTGGTGTCGAGTGATTCCTTCTCGACGGTCAGCGACCAGGAGCGGGTGCTGGTAATGGTGACGCCGGTAGCGCCAGCATCGTCAAACTTGACGCTGCCTTGCTGCCCTCGGTAAAAAGCCATGGCTAGAGATCCTCGAAGGTTTCAAAGGTCAGTCTGACCTGTGTTTGGAAGAAACCCTCCGGTGCTGGCGCAGCCACTACCTCGGGTCCGATCGGCGGGTCAAAATGAACACCGCTGACTATGACCCTATTGTAAAGGTCCCTGATCCGTTTGCCGATCGTTAGGTTAGCGCCAGGACCAACACCTAACGGCGTGAAGATGTTGATTGCGATGACGCCAATAATGCTGTTGCTGCTGCCGGTAGTGCCACCAAGGGTTAGGTACTCATTAGCGCCAAAGCTGACAAGGCACTGCACCCATGAGCTATTGGGCGTCGGCACATAGGGTTGGTTGTGGAAGACAACGGGCAAGGTGCTGCCCAGCGAGCTAACCACTGTGACATTGCCACTGGTTGTCAACGCACCGGCGGCAGTCACGGTAAAAGAGTTGGTTGCTGTGGTGACCACAGTGAACGTGCCGTCAACGCCGCCGCCGGATGTGTAGTCCAACGTCAGAGATTGGCCGACGTAGTAGCCGTGCGCAGTGGCGTTGATCGTAACGACAGTGCCGGTTTGGGTGTATGTCGTCGTGAGGCTGGTCAACTCACCCGTTAATCGTGCCTCAATGATGGCGCGGACGGTGTTGAGGTTTACAGCAGCCATCAGCCTTGCCTCCTGATGCGCTCCCAGTTGGTATCAACAAAGCGCTGCATCTCGCGAGCGGTAAGGTCTACCCATCCTGCTGGTGCTTGCGAGCTGTGACCTTGGGCCAGTGATTCGGCATAGGGCAGGTTGTTGTGCACGCTGTAGACATTGCCCAGCTTTTCAAACGTTGGCGTGTAGTTCACGCCACGAGCCAATGGCGGCGCTGGGCTTGATGGTGGCGATGTGCGCGTCTTGCTGCTTGGATTGGAGGGTTGCTGCGGCCCAGCATCGTATATGCCTGTGGTGTTCTGGCCAATTTGCCAGCTAAACCGAAACCGGCCAGTGTCTACCGGGCTGCGCTCTTTGAGCTTGCGATCGGTTGCCAGCACTGTTGCACGCAGCAATTGCTCGACCTGCCGCTCGCAGTAATTGCCAATATCGCGGATGGGCAGGTTGCTCATGCTCTTAGGATCAGCTCGTAGGTGATCGCGGTGTTGTCCTGCTCGATCGTGGTCACGCGGATGATCTGATGCACCACGCTGCTGATCAGCACCTTGTCAACCGTGGTCGGCGCCTGCGCTAGGTCAAATGCAGCGACGATCAGCTTCTTGTCACCAGCCTGCACTAGTTCGTTCACCTCGCGTGCGTTGACCTGATCCAGTACGCCCTGAACCGCTGCATCGCTAGTGGTCTCGGTGATCGCACCTGTCGTGGTGTTGTAGGCGCCAGCAGCCACCGTGCGGATGGTCACAGCACCGCCAAGCTCTGCCATCAGCTTGCTAGCAACCTTCCGCAGCGGCTTGGCTAGGCTCATGCAGCCTCCAGTTGCATCTTGTCGCCGTCTTCGTACAGCAGCCGGTCAAGGTCCTCTGTAGCGATGAACTCCAGGACCTGCGTGCCGATCGTTGGCGCCAGCTTCAGCTCACCGTCAAGTCCGATGATGAACGTATCATTGCCGTAGATCTGCAACAGGTCGATGCCTTGCAGGATCTGACCAGTGGCAACATCTAGGCGCGTCATCGTCAGCTCCTGGTAACGGTCAGCAGATTGTCGTTGGCGTCGTAGGTCATGGTCAGCGTGGCAACCAGCTTGCCGCCGGATCCGCCGCGGTAGTACTCGACCTCAGTCAGGTTGCCGCTGCCGTCGTAGGTATTGCTGATGTAGTCATGCGTCGGGATCTCAAGCCCTGCGCGCATCACTGCATCACCACCGCCTAGGAAATAGGTCATGACCGTCGGATTGCGATGTTGCCAGGTCCACTAATTCTAAGCCCTGTCAGGTAACGCTCCATCAACGGCGGCACCTTATCGGCACCCACGGCGCCGTAGCCGTTGCTAGGTGTCACGTCAATGCTGCCGATCTTTACATTCTTGTAATCTTCCAGCCCGCTCAGCCCCAGTGCGTCGGTGTTGTTGTTCAGGTACACCGCCAGCACGACCTCGGCATATTGCACCTGCACCGGGATCTCATTGTCGTCGAAGTAGTCCGTCGTGATGCGGAACGGAAACCCAACGGCGTAGGTATTGATGTAAGTGTCAGGCCGCCTCACGCCAGTCCGTGGCCATTGCAACGCCTGGGTATCGGTGCTGCGTGCACCTAGGAACCGCTCACGGTCGAGCCGTTGCGTTGCGGTGAACAGCGCCCGGTTCTTCTGATCCGTCGTTGCAGATGCCCATGCGATGACGTCATCGTCTTGGATGAAGCCGTCAACTATCGCCTGCGCTGCTGCCAGGGTCAGGTAGCTGTTTGCGTCGGCCGCGCCTGGCGTGGCCACGATTGCGATTGCCATCGTCAGGTTCCGGTATGTCTAGTTTAGGCTCCGCCATAGAGAAAGAGGCCACCTCC